CTCCTCCCAGGTGCGCTCGGCGGCCTCCCACTCGTCCACGACGTTCATCGCGGTGAGCTGAGCGAACGCGAAGATGAAGTCATCTCCGGTCGTGTGGATGGCCTCGCCGAACTGGCAGCCGAAGCTGCGCTTGAACTGGGCGATGGAGTTGTGATCGCCTCGGGCAACGCCCTCGATGATCTGGTCGGCGGCGATGAGCTTGGCATCGCTGAGCCCCGCAGCGGGGGCGTCAACGAATCCGATCAGCCCCTCGCGGGTGATCTGTTCGAGCAGCTTAGCCAAGGTTCACTCCAATCGTGACGGCGGTATCGGTGTCGGAGGTCTCGCCTCGGAAGAACTCCACGATGCCGAACTTCGTGTTGCCTCCTGCGGTGAGCGTGAGCGCACCAGCAGAGGTGATGTAGACGATTGTGCCCTTTGCGGTCTGGTCGGTCGCACCAGTCACGGGGAAGGCGTAGGTGCCAGTCGGAGAGGCGGTCGCCTCAAGCGACTGGAGGCCGACGCCGCCGTTGGGCTCGCCCACTTCGAGCAGCTCGTCAATGACGGCATTGCCCGTGGTGGTGAGGCCGTTGGTGTAGTCGCCGGAGCCCGTGATGGTGACCATCGGGCGCCCACCGAAGATGACCGGGGTGCCCGGAGGGGTCTTCGTGGGGACGGTGATCGAGCGGCGCTCCGACTCGATGTCGGACAGGATGACGTTGAGTGCCATGTCTACTTCCCTGCCTTCCGAGCGCCGAAGCCCTTGAACTCGTAGCCCTCGGCGGCGCTCTCGCTGAACTGCGCCGACTCGGTGGTCAGCTTGGTCTCCGTGGTCTTGGCCTGCTTGCCAGCGGCCTCACGCGCCTCCTTGGCGATGACCTTGGCCGACTCGATGGCAGAAGTGATGTCCTCACCCTTGGCTGCGCGATCACGAAGATCGGCCTCCTGGCTGGGGAGCAGCTCTGCCGCGTCGATGGCTGCGGTGGCGTCGGCGTACGCCTTCACCCCGGCCTCGGCAGCCGTCTGGAGCGCGTCTGCGTCCACGGTGGCCTGAGCTTCCTTCTTGCCCGACTCGGTCAGGGCCTCGACGGCGACGGTGAGCTTGCCGATAGCGTCAAGCACATCCTTCTCTGCCATTTCTGACAGTCCTTCCTCTTCGGTAACCCCTGCCGAGTCGGCAGAAGCATTTTCTACGCGCGAAGCGTAAGCCTTTTTCGCGGACTCCAGCAGCTTACCGCGTGCTCCGGCGGCGATGACGACATCGACGCTGGTGTAGGGGTCCTCGGTGAACTCGGTGACGATGAAGTTGCCGGTTCGGTCGTCCCACTCGCCCTCGCCCATTGCGAAGATGGAGACGCCGAGCTTCTTCTTGTACCGCTCCAGCTTGGGTCGGTACTCCTCGTCGGGCAGGTACCAGCCGTAGACGGCGGCCATGCCGCGCTCGTCGTCCTCGGTCCAGGTCTCGCCGAGGATTTCGCCCGCGATCATGGTGAAGTCGCGATCCTCGGGGCCATCCCAGCCGGTCGGGTGGTTCTTGAAGCTCAGCACGTCGTTGAAGACGTGGTGGAAGCTCTCCAGGAGGTCTCGCGAGTAGTACCCGCTGGACCCCTGGCCCTCCGAGATGATGCGCACCTTCCAGGCACCGTCTTCGCGCGGCGACTCGCTGACGAGAGTCGCGGCCTCGAAGATCGGGCGCTTTTCGATGGTCACTGTCATGGCATCGAGCATAGCAGGGCAGATTCCGCAGCCCCAACTTGTCCGAGACGGTGGGGTCGCTTGCTACGCCGTCCCGGCCGCCGCGTCATCCGAGCGGGCGCCATTCCCGTCGTCGTCCAACGAGCCGACAGCGCCGCTGTTGCCCTGACTCGGAACCGCGCTGGTGTCGTCCGGGTCCGGGTCGTCCTGCATGGACGCCAGCGTGGACGACTTTGAGCCGGTCCAGGCGTCGGGCTCTGGCAGCTTGTTCGAGGTGGGGTCGATGTCGAGCAGCTCCAGTGAGCGATTGCGGTATTCCTGCTGGTTGATGCCGCCCTGCTCGCGCGCGATACCCAGGCTCTGCATGGAGCGATGGATCGGGTCCACGTCGAGGCGCTTGAAGTCGAGCACCATGTCCTTCGCGCCCATCGCGGTGAAGATTTGACGGAAGAAGTCCACGAAGTCTTCCTGGCGAGAGAGGGCGGCGAGCTGCTCAGGCTGCGAGAGGGCATTCTCCGAGGCGTAGCTGCCTCCGAGGCCGGGGTCTGCGGCCAGGCCGGTAACCGACACGTCCATCGCGGCGGCGGCCTGTGCCTGAATCGGGCGCCCTTCATACAAATCTACCGCTCCGGCGCGGGGGACCTGCTGAATCTCGGTGTCTACGCCGCCGACGGCGGCGATGCCGATGCGCCCCTGGCTAACCTTCGCGCCTGCGGCCTTCGCGGCCAGCTCGGTCTTGGCCTTCACGAGGTAGGAGATTGCTGCGAGTGCATTCTGGAGCTTGGCGCCGTCCTTGAGGTAGGTCGAGTAGAGCACGGCCCACGGAGCTGCGCCGAATGCGTCGGGCACGCCCCAGGTGTCTCCGTTGTCCTTGTTGATCCGCTTCTCGATGATCACGGAGGTCTTGCTCACTGGCACGTCGGCGACGGTGGCGCCAGCCTTGCGCGGGAGAACGTCGGGAAGCTGAGTCTTCTGGGCCTTGAGCCGGTTCTTGTAGGCAAGGGTTGGCACCCACTCACGCTTGGTCCTGGTCTCGCCGCTGATGTCGTCCTGTACGACGTAGGTCCGCAGGACGTACTTGAGGCGGCTCCGGTTCTCCGGGTAGGTGAGCGCGTTCTCGATGTTCACGTCGATGGCGAGCCGCTCGAAGAGCTTCGTGGTCGAGTCGTACAGGATGACGAGGTTGCCAGAGGTGAACAAGATGCGGTTCAGCTCCTTGAGCGCCGTTGGCGAGAAGATCGTGTTCCAGTTATCTTCGTCTTCGATGATGTTGGTGATCCACGACTTCGGCTTGCCGTCCTTGTCGTCGTCTGCGGTGGACTTGATGCTGTATCCGCGCCCGAAGACGTGGTTGTTCTTGAGGCGGAGGCCGCGCCCGAGCAGGCCGCCCATGACCTTCGTCTGCTTCTCCAGGTAGCAGGTGGTCTTCTTGGCATTTTCGAGGTCCATGCCCTTCGCGTTTTCGGCCATGAATGCCTGGCTGATCGGGAGCCATCCGTCGTCCTCAATCTTGAGCAGGTCGGTCACGACCTGCCCGAAGGCCTCGACCAGCACGCGGGTGGACGAGTCGCCGAAGTCGGCCAGCTCGGATACCTGGTCGCGGTATCGCTTCTCGATGGCCTTCATGGTGGTCACGCGGGTGGTCATGGAGTCCAGCATACCCCCCAAATCCGCACTTTCGGGCGGATTGGGGTTAGTTTCGGGTTACTTTTCGACCACTTTTCGCCTAGTTCCAGAAGCTGTTCGAGGAGAAGACGCTGCTGCTCAGGAGGTCGATGTCGAGCGCAAAGCCATCCCCGGGCTGGAGTCCGAGCATCCCCTCCACGTCCACTTCCGCCGCCGAGTAGCTCGCCGCGTCGGCCGCGTCCGGGGACTTGAGCCCCTTCTCGCGCAGCTCCTTCTTCGAGAGGATGAGCATCGACTCCGCAGTGCCCGAGGCGAACTTGTACTCGATGCCGCCGAGCTGGGCGCACAGCGGATGGTCTGGCTGGTCTGCCTCGATGTCCACCTCGCCGCGCTTCATGCGCTCGGCGAGCCGCGAGTACCAGTAGGCGCGCGTGTTGTACCAGGCGTTCCGGTCGGGTGACGGGTCGTTGTTCTTCATGCGGATGATGTGGTAGGTCTCGTCAGTCACGTCGAGCATGGCGTCGTGCATCAGGGCGCCCATGCCGTCGGCGTCGATGCGGAGCTGCGTTGCGCCCAGCTCGCTCATGTGCGCCTGGACGCGCTCGTTGGCTGCCATCGCCTCCTGGCGCTGGCCCTGCGCGTTGTGGATGGGGAAGAAGGGAAGGCCGCGCCAGCGGTCGAGGAACCTGATGCGCACGCCTCGCTTCGCGGTCTTGCGGGGCTTGTCGAGCGGGTACCAGTTCGGGCCATCCTCGCCCTCGTCGCGCCACTCCATCGTCTCGTGCACCCAGCCCTCCTGGGCGGTGTAGAGGTAGGAGTAGTCGCCCTTCTCGGAGCGAGCCACGTCGAAGCCGACGTGCGTGGGGTCGCTCGGGTCTGGGATGACTGTCGTTTCGAGACCAGCCTGGATGACCTCCTCGGGGAAGAGGATGTATCCAGTGTCGAGCGCCCACAGGCCCTGCACGCGCGCCTTGAAGTTGGCACTATCCTCGCCGTACTCCTCGCGCATGTCGTCCACATAGCCCTCGGAGGCCAGGTACTTGAGCACGTCGGCTGGCAGGTCTTCCTTCTCGGGAGTAAAGTTCGGCGAGTCGAGCACGGAGATGGTGATCCGGTTCCACTGTGCGGCGCGCTTGGGGTCGTTCCAAATCTGGCCCATCTCGGAGGCCGGATTCGTCGGGTTCGCGATCATGAGGATGCGGTCGTCGTCGGCGGTCGTGTTGTTGCGGAGCGTGCCGATCATGTCGGCCGAGACGCCCACCGCCTCGTCGGCGATGGCGAGCACGCCGCCGTGAATGCCCTGGAAGGCGTCGCCCTCGCGGCCCTTGGGCGGAGTGCGCCCGGCGCCCAGCTCCAGTCCGTCGTGCGAGCGCCAGACGGCGCCGGACGTGACGTAGCCGGGCAGCTCGTGGTCCGGGAGCCCCGTGGTGTCGTATCCGTGCTTCACGGCCTCCAGGTACTCGCGGTAGCGCTCGCGCGACTTCTGGTGCAGAACCTGCACCTCGCGCCAGACGATGCCGCGCACCTGCGCGGTCGTCGGCGCCGTGGTGAGCACGCGCGCCTCGCCGATTGGGTGCACGTCGATCCACCAGCAGATGAGCACGGCGGTGAGGAAGCTCTTGCCGACGGAGTGCCCGGCGGCGACCATCGTGTTGTGGTTGTTTACGATGGAGTGGCAGATTTCGATCTGCTTCGACCAGAGGGTGACGCCGAGCACGTCGTAGGCCCAGATTTCCGGTCGCTGACGATAGAGCGTGCGGCGGTTCTGCGTTTCGAGCTGGCGCAGGACGGCGTTGTTGAAGGTGAAGCGGTACTCGGGGCTGTTCGACAGCTCGAAGAGGTCCTGAGCCATCAGACCCCGACCGCCTTCTGCGTCTGGGTCTCCAGGTAGCGATTCGACTCGGTGATGCCGATGGTGACCAGCTCCTTGACCTCTTCGGGGTCCACGTCGATCATGTCTCGTTCGGCGAGCGCCTTGAGCAGCGCGTTGAAGCCGAGCATGTACGCTTCGACATACGATGCGGCATGCGCCTCGGCGAGCTTGGTGCTCACGTCGTTGACGTTGAGGTTGGTGCGCTCGATCTGGTCGCTCAGCAGCTTGTACGAGCGCGCGATGGCGTTCCACGACTTCGGGTTCTCGCGCTGGTCGCGCAGCCAGTCGAGGTGCTCTGCCATGCTGATGAGGAGCAGCCTGCGCTCCTCGACCTCGTCCAGGATCGTCCTGGATTCGAGGAGGGTCTTCACCCGGTCGATGCACTGCGCTGGGGTGAGCTGGCCGAGCACGCGCTCGGACATCTGCTCGGGGGACTCGTACTTCGCGGCCGAGCGCAGAAGGCGTCGGTCAAGCGAGGTTTGTGGCAGAAGGCTCATGGGTCCAGCATAGCTGAGACGATTGTCGGCGCCCAAGCGGGCCGGAGAGAGAGTACCCCGGCCCGCTCAGTGAGCGGACGCGAGGCCTTGAGGAGTTGTGTGGCGAAGCCTCGCGCCGCGACCCAGCGTAGCAGCTACGGGCGCAAGAAGAGGCCGACGATGTTGAAGATGACCGCGTTGACGACGCCGAGCCCGGCGACGCCAGCCCCAATGAGCCATCGGGTCTTGGTGGTGCGAGCCTTGTCCGCGTCGGCGGTGGCCTTGAACCCGGCCTTCACCTCTCCGCTGACTCGCGCCAGGCCGGACGACATCTCGTTGCGAAGGTCGTCCAGGCCCTTGTCCACCTTCTCTTCGATGGTCTTGTCCTGGCCGTCGAGCCGCTGCACTGTGGCGCTGAACTCGGACTGCGTGACCATCTTGTCGAACTTGGCTTCGATTCGGTCGTTTGCGCGCTCCTGGCGCTCGAACCCGGAGCGAACGTCGCGCACAAGATCGGTGATTCGCTCATCGATATGCTCGTCCACGGCCTTCGCCCCTCCAGGGTAGGCGTCGTTTGTCATGGATGCCATTCTAACCCCGGAGGAGCGGCCGTTTGCGGCTACTCTCCGTGCTGCTGGACGGGCTCAAGGCCCAGGAGGATTCGATTCTGCGCTTGGCGCGCGTCGTCGTCGCCATCGTACGGCGTCTCGATCAGTGCTGCCGCGAACTCGGCCAAGAACGACGGCATCGACGTGCTGTACGGCGCGCCGAGCTGGTCGCTGATGGTTTCGCCCACGGAAAGCACGGCCTCCACCAGCATGTCGATGGTGTCGTTGATCGAGACCTGCGCGGTGCCTGCGGCAGGCCCGCTGGTGATCAGTTCACCGGCGACGGCGCGCTGCGCGAGCACGGTGCGCTCTTCGGCCGGGCCGAGCAGGATCGCGACCTTGGCCTCGAAGACGCCGGGCTCGTTCGGTGCCGCACCAGCCCCATCATACGAGTTTTCAGCCATGCTTTTCTCCTCCTTCTGCCGCGCTCAAGCGGCGGCGCGGAACTCCGCGCTGATGGTTGCCAGATTGTCGAGCAGGCGCCCGTCTGGCGTTCTGACGACGGGGACGGAAATCATGCCGTCCGGCGCCCTCCCCAGCTCCCCCTTGAGCGCGATCAGCGCCATCTCGTTCACTGGATCGTCCAGCTTCACCTCGTAATACTCGGCGCCTGCGCGGTCCATGCTCCGCTTCGCGAGCGGGCACCGCGTGCAGTGCGTCGTGCTATAGATCGTGTACTTTCCGTCGGTCAATGCTTCTCCCTGAGTCGCTTTTTCTGGCGCACCGCCCGCTTGAGCGGCGCGCTCGTGATGTGCCAGTGACCGGCTGGACACTGGTAGGCGCGGATGTGGCTCGACTTGCCTCCGCCTTTCCGGCGGGTGATCATGCTCGCCATTGCCAGTGTAGCGCTCCTCTGGCTGCGGAACACCTCCTTTTCTGGGGTGTTGCAGACGCCGGTAATGCGAATCTTCGTCACTCGCTTTCCTCCCACTCCGACTCTCCGCGAGCCACCTCGATATGCCAGTACCCACAGCGGCACTTGATCGGCATGGCGACCGTGAATCGGCCGGAGTTGCGGGATGCGTATCGCATGATCGCGACGGCCCCGACGTGCGCACGCTCGTGCGAGCGGTACGCCTCGATGCCGGGCGTCGGGCATGGCCGGAACGGCCACAGCGCGCCTCGCCAGAGCTGCGCTCGCAGGCGCTCGCGCGCCTCGCGGAATGCTGCCCCACGGAGCTTGCGCTCGCGCTTGAGGCTGGCGCGCAGCGCCTTCTCGCGACGGTACTCGACCTTGATCGCAGCGGCCCACGGCCGAAGCGCGTCGGCGAGCGCGACCACTCCTGGGCGCCGGGTCATGATCGCACCTCCAGGTCCCAGATGCTCAGCACGCGGCGCATTGACAGCTCCAGGCCGTGCGGGTCCTCCAGCTCGGCGATGACCTCATGGCCCTTCTCGCCGTCGGCGCCCACATCGTAGCCGCCGCCAAGCGAGTTCAGCGACGAGCGCACAGGGCCTGGGCCGCTGCCGTTGTAGCCGTGGTTCAGCCATCCGGTCACCGTGTACTCCAGGGTGCCCTTGGGCTCGAACGCTGCCTGGCGCACGAGCACGACATGCTCGGCGTTGCGCGCAACAACCCGCCACCAGACGCGCTCCTTGCCGCCCTTTCGGTTCCCGGACGGCGTGAATCGCACCCGGTCGCCGACGGCGAGCGCGTCAAGCTTGTCCTGGACCAGCTTCTTCCACGGATGCTGCGCGTAGATGTACTCCGTCTCGCGAATCGCGTCAATCATGCCCACAGCGGCTCTCCGCTCTTCGCTCGGCGCTCCATCCTGGAAATCTCGATGGACACGTCGTGCCGGTCCATCACGGCTTCCAGGAGCACGGCGCGAGCGAGGATCGTTCGCTCCAGCTCCGACTTGACGCTGTTGAGCGCGGCACCGGCGAGCGCCGCCGCCCTGCGCGCCTCTTCGGCCTGATCGTAGGCCGTGATGTACTGGCCGACCAGCTTCTCGATGCTGTCATCGAGCGGCGTCTCGGCCTCTCGACTTGCCAGCTTTTGCTTCTCGCTCATGCGTGCATTCCTCCTCCTGGCCAGCCACTCCTAACCTTCTCCGCCATCGAACGCGCGCTCAGCGCGTCCGCTTCCGCCTGGGCCTGTGCCCAGTCGTCTTCGGGCTCGTCGTGCTCGCGCACGATGTCGTCCCACATCTCTTCGAGCTGGATGCGGCACAGCTTGAGCCGCTTCGAGGCGTGGATGTAGGGCCACATCTCCGCCGTCGGCCGGTCGAGGTCCCAGCCAGGCCGTCCGCGCTGCGCCCGAATCCAGTCCGCGATCTTGCGATGCTCGCGCGTGACCTTGTCCAGGGCCTCCTTGAGCGGCAGCCGCTCCAGCAGCGCGTTCGGACTGCCGTCCTTCGGAATGAAGCGGTAGGTGTCGAGGCGCGGCGCTCTCGCGTACCCGGCTGGCGGTTGCTCGGCGTCACGGCTGCGCCCAGGGGACAGCAGCTCGATGGCGCGGTCCCCGTAGTCGGCAGGCGCGGCGTAGAGCCGGTCGCCGAGCCGTTGAAGGTCGTCGGCTGTGATCGACTGGCCTGTGACCGAGCTGACGGTCGCGGCCACGGCGTCTAGGTTGGATGCCGCTCGCTGCGCAGCATCGGCAAGCGGTGTGTCGATGGGGATCATCTGCATCTCAGTAGCTTGCCAGACCGTCCCGGCGTCGGCGCGCGGCGTCGGAGAAGATGCCTTGGTGCACGATGCCGCCCATCACGTTCTCGCTGAGTCCGACGCCGGTGTATCCGCCGCTCGCGAAGCCGGTCGGGAGTGCCTTGTCGCCGTCGATGCTGATCGTGCCGGTGCCGTCCTCGTTGATGGTGGCGCGGCCGATTTCCTTCCCGTTCTGAGTGACCGGGATGTCTTCGCCGGGCTCGGTCGGCACGATGCCGGTGCCGTCAGCGAAGATGCGCACTTCGTGCGTGCGACGGCTGGCGTCCTGGTTGGCCTGGTGGTAGTGGGGCGAGCTGCGGACGCGCTCGGCGAACTCGGGATGGTCGGCCATCATCTTCGGCGTGACGCCCGGGGGCAGGGCCTCTCCGTGCGTCGGGCACTCCGGCAGCCCGGGATCGTCTCCACAGAAGCCGCACGCCGGGAGGTCGTCGTCGTCCAGGCCGTCGCCGTCCAGCCCGTCGAGCACGGGCGGGTGCTCGCCGTTGTCGATGGCCTCCTGGATGGCGGCGCTCACAGTGCCTGCCGGGGCCTCGTCCACGATTGCGAGCACGTCGCCATAGCCGGTCCGCGCCTTGCCCTCTCGGCGAGCGCGCTCTTCGTCTTCGCGAGCGGCGGCCCGCTTTGCCTCCAGCTTCGCAGCGCGTGCGTCCTTGACATGCTCCGCGACGCGGTCCTTCTTGCCGGGGGTCGAGATGTCCACATGCGGATATGGCCTGCCCTTCGGCTCGGTCGGGCACTCGAAGCAGGTCAGGTTGCGCGTGTGCAGGTCGATGCTCGACGCCGTCAGGCTTTCGCACCTGGAGATGATGTCTCGCTTCGCCGCTTCGTACGAGTTGTCGCCCGGCACGGTCAGCGCTTCACCCTTGAGGAGCGTCTCCTTGAACCCCTTGAGGTAGAACTCCGCGATCTGCCCGCGCGCCGCTTCCGAGAGCACTGCGCCCTGGAATGGCTCGATCTTCATGCCGAGCATCGCCTCGGCGAAGGTCTCGAACGCGCGACGCATCTTCCGCATCTCCTCGACACTGCTCTTTGCGAGCTTGGCGATTTCGTTCAGGTGGCGGTTCTGCGTTGCGGCGAGCCGGTTGGCTTCCTCCTGCTGGCGACGGTAGAAGTTGTCGTCGTTCTTGCGGGCCATGTCGTGTCCTCTCTGGGAAGTGCTGCTCATCGGCACGCTCCCATCGTATGAGCGGCTCGGGGGCATGCGCAAGCCCATCATTTTCGTGGCGAGTACGCATTCTTGAACTCGGGCAGGCTGAGGCGACCCTTGCTGATGTGCTGCGCGATGCCGGACGCAACGGCGTCGCCGAGCGCCAGCCTGTCGGCGAACACGGCGAGCGAGTTGCACTTCGAGCAGAGTAGGCCGCGCACGCACTTCCCGCAGGATGTCTCGCCAGGGCAGCATGAGTGGTCGTGATCGACCTGGAGCCACTCCGCTTCCTGGCATGCTGCGTTGTGGCAGCCCAGCTCAGACATCTCGACATATGCCATCGGGTCAACCTTGTGACGCGCGCAGATCGAGGCGTGCCTGGCACACAGCCCGCGCGACGCCGCAGACCGCTTGCAGAGCGACACGGCGCACTTCACGCCCTTCCATTTCGACGGCCTGCCGCCCAGATTGCGAAGAGGTTCGCCACGGCGGTGCTGTTGATAGTGCCCGCCGCACATGCCCTTGGTGACGGCCTCGCGTGAGCACGTTTCGTAGCTGCATAGTTTTTCCATACTGACATTATGAATCTATTACTAAGTATTTTCAAAATCAGAATCAAAAATCTGGGGGTTCCGCTTCGGTCTGCGCCGTTTTAGGATGGGATTGAGCGAAAGCTCCTGCACATGATGCAACTCCACAGAGATATGGGGTCACTTTGCGTACCCTATTGGGACCATTTTCGTCAAGGGACGAACATGGTTTGGGGGGTGAATATTGCGTATTCTTGAAGGGAGGAAACTTTTGCGTGGCCCCCACCCCCCGCTAAATCGGCCGGGTACCCTATCAAAAATGACGGGTTTACGCAACCCCGACACGCCGAACTCTCAGCCAAGTCCCAGGCTGGGCCTCCGTCGGCGTGTCGCGTGCGCGTGTGTGCGCGTGTGTGCTATGCGTGCGCGCGTGCGTGTGTGGGCGTGCCATGCGCACGCATGCACACCCATGCGAGCCATTACCTGGGAGCTAGCTGTGAGTGTGTCCGCATGGGCACGCATGGCCCGCATGCTGTCCCATCTGTGCTAGACTAGTCATGTAAGCAAAACAATAACACTCAAGGATCGAGGAAAGACAATGGCAAACACTACCCAGTACGCGCAGCTCAATATCGGGCGCGGCGTTGGTAACGATGGTGTGACGATGGCCGCCGACGTGTGGGAGCGCTTCGTCGGCGCGTGTGTCGATGCGCTCGCATACGCGGCACGCGATCCCTACGCGGGCATCACTCGAACCGAGATGGCGGGGCGCGTGGAGGTGCATCACGGTAGCGGCGTGTGGCAGGGCGTGCGTGAGGATAGCGCTCATGTCTCACTGTTCAGCGAGCACGGCATCGACACGGGCAAGCTGCGCGACTCGGTGGCCGAACTCGCCTATGACTACGGGCAGGATGCCATCGCCCTTATCGTCGGCAGCGAGCTGATCACGGCCTAGCAGGGCAAGCCCCGCCGGTAGCGGTAGCCGCGTCATAGCGGCACGGGGCACGGGCGCACACGCGCCTATCTCAAGGATCGAGAGGATAGACCAATGGGTAAGCATGCAGCACGCGCGGAATGGTGGATTGAGGCCGCCGCGCTCAAGAATCGGGGATGGCTGGCCATGCCGCGCCACGCACGCGGCGGGCGCCACGCGAGCCCGGCAACGCGGCGCGGGCGTCGTCTGCTGGCCGCCGTGTTCAGTGTGGCGGTGGCATGATGGGCGCGCACAACGCGGCAACGCTGGCCGCCGCTGAGCAGAGGATCGCCTACATTCTCGGGCGTCTCAACGCTCGCACCGAGTGGCACGCCGACATCAGCGCGGCGCTGGCTGAGCCCGAGCGCGGCGGATCGCTCAAGCGCTGGATAGCTGAGGGCATGGAGTTGCGCACCCTCCAGCTAGACATTCATCTGGAGGATGGCGCGCCTGTCGGAATCGCGAACGTCTGGGTACCGGATGCCCGAATCGTGGACGGGGTAGCCGCTACCTACTTCACGCAAAACGGCAGCCGCCGCGACTTCAAGGGCGTGACCACGTTTCTCCAGCGCGAGAATCTCTATGTCGGTTTCAGCGCGGACTCGCGCGGGGATCGCGTCGGGCTCATCGTCTACCGGCGACTTAGCTGAGAATCTGCTGGGAGTCGGGCACATTCCGCCCGGCTCCCGGCTCAACCCGCTAGACTGAAAACAAGTTATTCAACTCTCAAGGATCGAGGAAATCATGGCACTCACCAACTCGCAAGTAGTCCCGGAAATCATGCGCGGGCGCGACGCAGAAAACGGGCGCGGCTCATTCTGGGGCAGCGGCTCGCCGTCGCGCTGGACGCGCGTGGCGCGTGGCTGGATTCAGCACACGCCGGTCGCCCGCTCGCTGGACATCGTCGCCGAAAAGCACGGCGGAATCGAGGCCATCGTGCTCAGCTACGCGACACCGCTGGCCGTAAAAATCGCGGGCGTGTGGTTCCGCCCGGACATCTCGCACAGCCGCACGACTCAGTCGAAGCACGCGCCGAGTCTCTGGCCGCTCAATGCTCAGCCGCTCCCGTGTGATGCGAGCGTGGAAGACGTGGAAAACGTGCTCGCCGGGTTCACGGTCTATGACCCGTGGAAAAAGTCGTTCAGGCGCGGCCCGGTCTCGCGCGAGGCGGTGGCAGCATGAGCCGGGAAACGCGCGACACGCGCCCGCCCGCGAACAAGTTCCAGGAAATCGAGGCCGCGCTGGATCGCCGGGTGCTGGCCGCGCTCGCCGCCGCGTGGGAAATGGCCGCTGAGCGAAACCTGGTCACGGGTGACTACTGGACGCGCGAAGACGTGCAGGAAATCGCCGACGACCTGGCTGAGCCCATCACCGACGCGCAAGCCGCCGACGTGATCCAAGGCATTCGCGACGCGCAAAGCTCGCCCGCCGGTCTCGTGGTCGATTCTGACACGATCCTGGATCACGTCTGGGGCGTGCTCTCGTGAAGCTCAAAAACGTGGACGTGCGCGGCACGGTGGCCGCGATCCTGATCGCCATCGCCCTCCCCGTGTTCCCGTTCGTGAATCCGTGCGAGACCGAGGACGCCGCCGTGTGCACCTGGCACGCTGACACCGCCGGAAACGGTGGCGGTCTGAGCTTCACAAACTTCTACGGACTCACCATCTACCACATTCCCACCAAGTAATCCAACGAAGGAAATCATCATGAACCGCCATCAGTCCCGCAAGTCGCCCACTTACACCGCTCGCCGTCTCCCGGTGACCGAGCTTCGCCCCGGGATGCATGTCACCCTGGCCAAGCACTCGCCCACCTCCCGAACCCTCCCCGAAAAGGTCGGGCAGTGCGTCGGCGGCAGCTATGCCGTGGTGACCGAGTGCCAGAACTTCGGCGACGACCTCAGAGTCCGAGTCTCCCACTCTGCCGAGCCCGGTCAGTCGCCCCGAGTGCTGACGTTCATCGTCCCGGCAAATCAGCGAGTGATCGCCAGAGTGCCGGATGCCGTGCCGGTGCCGTTCACCCCTCTGGGCTGGGCTGTCATGCTGGGCATTCCCGGTGCCGCAGAGATGGCCAAGGGAACGAGCTACGCCGCAGCATGACCCCCAACGCATTCACGGATGCCATCGGCCTGATCCTCATTCTGGGTCTGGCCGGTGGCCTCTTTGGCCTGGCCTTGTTCGGTTGCCTACTGGGCGCACTCTCGGACATCTCAACAGGCCGAAAATCGAAGAAAAGCACCCCCCATACAGGAAAACAGTGACTCATGTGTATCGCACTGTCTTAGACATCCTCATTATTCTGGGAATATTCCCAAGTGTAAAACACTGTCTGACACATGAGACACACTGAAACACATAACCCCCCTGAACTTCTCCCCGAAATGACTCAGTCGTAGCTACTGCATGGGACAATCTGTCTCAGACAGGGAAGATCGGCATGACCTCGCCAAC